CGCAAGATACCGTGGCCGGCAACGTACTTGCCGACAACGATCGACGCCTGACGGGACACCGAATACTCGGACTCGGTGGAGATGCCCTCGGCACGGAGGGTGCCGATAGCGGACATGTGGTGACACACCGCCACGGACTTATCGTAGCCGTAGAGCGAGGTGGCGGCGGTAACGTCAGCAGGGCCGTAGGTGTTGTTCGCCAAGGCGGGCTGCTGGAACGCACCGGACGCGGTGACACGCGCCTTCCAGGTCGGGTAGCTGAGGTTCTTGATGGGAACCCAGGTAGCGACGGTGGGAAGGTCGGTCGTGCTCCACGAGCCAGCACCGCCGATGTCGCGGTTCAGGAATCCCTGGAAGGTGTTGACCAGGAGATACCACTGAGCGGGCTTGAGCTGGACGTAGCGACCGTTCAGCGGGAGGAACTGAGCGTCGGCACGCTGAGCGGCGGTGAAGAGAGCCGCACGGAGCGTGGCTTCGGTCGTGTCCGCACCGGACGAGTAGATCGCGTCCGGGGGAGTGATGCCAGCCGCACCAGCCGACGCGACACCCGTAGCCATAGTGCGGTTCGTGCGAGCCGCCTGAATGAGGGTGACGGTCTGGTACAGGTTCATCTTGTTGGCGAGAGCCGATGCCATTTCCGAGACATACGCCGAGCGGGTCTCGTAGTGGGCCATGATCTCGTCGATGTTGGCGATCGAGACCGAGCTCACCATGATGTTATCCAGCGAGATCGTTCGCTCGTTGGCGAGGATCGACTGGCCGGCGAGCAGAGCACCGGGGGTGTGGTAGTCAGCGGACGTGCGGCCCAGAACAGGGAACTGTTCCGACTTGCGGCCACGGACGCCGGTCTTGACCAAGTGACAGTTGTTCATGTAGTTCTGCTGCTGGAACGCAGTCAGAACTTCACCGGAAAACAGCTTGAGGAACAGGGCCGTATTGGAGCCGGAGCCCTCAATCTGACCCGAACGATTCGGGGTGTAATCACCAGCAGCCATGTGCTGATAAACTCCAGGTAGGGAAGTAGAGGAAAGAGAAGAACACGAAGACCGGAGTAGTTGTCCTCAGCTTGTCCGCCGCAGCGGGGCATTGGGCTAGTGGTCGAAAACCAACGCCGCAGCTTTCGCTGGGGCGTGGAGCCATTCTCAAAGGAATGGGGGAGTTATCCGAAACGGTTGCGGGGCGGGGTGAACCCACTCGCACTGCCTTGTATGCCGCCGACGTTTCGCGGGGCGTCGATGGCCTGGCCCATCTTTCGGTTGAACCCTCCGCCGAGAAGCGGAGACCCGGACAGCGGGGTTAGATTCAACGCGCCGGTGGCTGTAGACGTGAAGAGGGGGTTTGACGTACTGATGAGAATGTTGGTGAGGTACGTCGCGTCGGAGCCAGCAGGGCCGACGTGTCCGGAGGTGTTCCCGAAAGAGTGATTGTTCGGGAACGCACCGATGCGGCCAGAGGAGAGCGGGCTCGAGGCACTGTACCCCCAGCCTCCGTTGTTGCACGAGGAGCAGTAAGCAACCCGCGTTGAAGCACCAGAGGCAAACTCGAAGCCGTCGCCGGTGTTGAACGCCGCCAAGCACTGAGAGAAGATGCCCGCGGTAACGGCGGCGTTGAGGTTGAACCCGTCGGTTGTGTTGGCGAAGGCCACACAGGAGTCCGCCACAAAGCTACCTACGTTGGTGATGGAGAATCCACTTCCGGTGTTACTCCACGCGCTGCAGCCGCTAAACAAATGGTTGTTGCCCGTTGCGGAGTGGGAGAAGCCCGACCCGCCGCAGGAGTAGGCCGAGCAGTCCACACAGTACACCCTACTGGCCGAAGAGGTGACACTGAATCCGTGAGACGAGACGTTCCTGGCGACACACGCCTTGAACAGGATGTCTGTGTTTGCGGCTCCGGTGGCGGCGCCGATAGTAGGAGCACCACCGCCGCCGTCTCCGCCAACAAACTCGAGTCGAATGAACGCAACGTAGATAAGCGAGGAGGGGAGGGTCAGGATGGGGTTCGCACCGTTGGACGATGTAGAGCCGCCGATCTTCGCCGTCGAGAGTGACGGCTTTCCGGTATAGTCCGCGGCCAGCACGCGAACTCGGTTGGCGGTGGTTCCGTTGTTTCCCCAAGTGAAGTTGGCTGTCGATCCGCGGTACGTCAGCTCCGTGCCTGTATCCCAAGCAGTACGGATGATGCGATGCTCGTCGCCCCCCGACGCGGCAATCGGGACGGCGGAGGACATGTAACCAAGCGTAGCCCAGGGACCATCGGAGAAGGACAGGGCGGAGGTGTTCACCGTCGCCAACCCCGTTGCGGCCTTCAAGGTGACCGTTTGAAGAGAGAGGCTGTTCGATTCAACCTCATACAATCCGTCTACGCCTCCCGTGGCTCCGCCCCATGCAATGTAAACGAGACAGCCGGCTAGAGAAGCGTCTCCAACCAGCGAAGCAAACCCAATATCTGTGATGGTCCTGGTTGCGGTGACGTAGGACGGAGAGACAGACACCCCAGCGAGCCCGACGGGACACTTTCCATCGTTACCATCGTTGGGGGTAGACGCGCCTCCGGGAGTGCTAGCCGCCGCGGAAACAAAGTAGATCGCCATGAAGAAGTTCCTGTAGGGAAAAGCGGAGGGGGCCGGTAAGCCCCCAACCGCCGGATCAGAAGGTCAGAAGATCTTGGCAGAGAGAACGGAGTCGTAAGCGTTTCCGCCTGAAAGGGCGAGAGCGGTCTCTACGCCGATGAGGAACTGATCGCAGCCCTGACAATCGAAGAGATGGTTCAGATTGTCTACCTCGGAAGACTTCAGACTGCCATTGACAACGGGGCTCGTCGGCAAGGTGAAAGTCACCGAGGACAGGTTGTTTCGATTGCGAAGACGCTGCCACTCACCGCTATCTCCGCACCGCCCGAACACGGCTAACGAGCAAGAGGTGGTGATGCTCGCGGCTGATGGGATGGAGAGACGAATGGCTAGGTTGGTGCCGCCGGCGAGTGCTCGGAGAATCCGAGTACAGGCCCTGGTGATCTGGGTCGTCGGGTTGGTGACGGAGGCATTGTCTACCGCGTCGATGCCCTGGCCGGTGGCGGCGGCGTTGATTGCCCACACCCAGTCTGAAGACATGGAGACAGGGACTACCGTGTGTTTGTTCGCCGGGCCGTCGGGCCGGGAAAAGTTGCTAGTGCTGGAGAGGGGCATGTAGGTTCCTACTGAAGGAGGCCCTGCTGAATCGAGAGCTTGATGGTTTTCTCAACCTGCTCCCTATACGCTGGGTCCGTGTGATACCGCTTGTCGTTCATGGCGGTCGTGACATGAGCCCACGTCTTGTACCCGGGGCCGGGGGACGAAGAAGCGTCACCGCCAAGCAGATTGGGATCTTGGGGGGAGGCTTCGATGAACTTCGCTTTGAGCCCCTGCAGAGCGAGCTGCAGGGCGCTGGTGTCGCCCGACTGAACGAGGGTGTTGAAGGCCGTCTGCTCTTCGGGGGAGAGGCTCTTTCCGGCCCACTCCTTGAACTGAGCAACCTCTTCCTTACTCGAGAAGACACCGTCGAGAACGATCTGGGATTGGGCTTGAATGCCCTTGATGTATGAGTCCACGAGGGCTTTGGGGATGCCCCTGGACTCCAAGCCCTTGAGGGTCGCTTCGGACAGAGACCCCGTTGTCGAGAACTCATTGGTGAGAGAGTCCATATCGATGCCCGCGGGGGCTTGCGGAGCGGGCTGCGGCTCTGGGGCGGGAGTCGGAGAGGTCGAAGGCGTATTCGAGCCGAGCTTCTTCTCGAGGCTCGAATACGACTTGGCGAGGTCTTCCAGTTTGGGAGCCCCCTTGGCGGAATCCCAGAACTTCTCGGGGATGTAGTCCGGGCGGGGCGTGGGGGCGGGGGCCTGCGGAATGAGCGAAGGCCCTGGAGCCGCCGGCATGTGGGTGATCGTTGTATCGGACATTGGTATTCCTACTGAACCGGATTCTGAACCGCACCCGCAACAGCGTTGACGACGTTGGGAGCGGCCTTCTGCATGAGAGCAGCGTTCTGAGCCTCGGCGGCTTTCTCCTGAATCTCCTGCTCAGAGCGAACGAGATCTTCGCCATTCTGAGAGAGAGCAGCAGCACGCCGGCGGAGGTAGTTGGGGACTTTGATGTACTGAAGGACTTCCGGGCCGAAGATCTGAGCAGCCCCTCCGACAAACTCATCGAGAGCCTGAAGGTCTGCGGTTCGACCGAGAGCGTCGATTCCGCCGATGATCGTGATGTCCACGATGTCATCGGGGAGCGGGGGAAGTTCCTTTGCCGTTTCCATCCGGTACTTGATCCACCGGATCAACGGGAGCTGGTACTCCGCCGCAAGGGTGGAGTAGATGCCGGCATTCGTGGCATCGGCTTCGTTGGCGATGAGGCGGATCTCTTCAGCCGTCACCCGCTCCGCGTCTCGGCGGAGATTGACGGTCATTAGGAAGACCGTCGAGAGACGCTGAATGAGGATGTTGAGCGTATCTTGGGCAGCGGCGAGGTCGAGCTGCTTGTTGATCTGGGGGACGGTGATGTCTTCGGCACGGCCAGGACGAACGGCTCCGGACTCGGCATCGATAACGTCTGCGATGTCAGTGACACCGCCGGGATTCACGAGGTACAGGAGCTTGGCGGCAGCGAGTGCGTAGGAAGTCACGGATCGCTGGAGGGCTTCAACAGCGGTTATGTCACCGATGTTGTCCTCTCCAAGGGATCGCCCGTAGTGCTCTCCGTCCACCCGGCCCCAGCGGAGGGCCAGGAAGCGGGGGGACTCTTTGGGATAGCGTCCCTGAGAGCGGGGGATTTCGATGTCTTCCACTTCCTGATGGATCTTCCACCAGTTCTTATCTAACTTGATCCAGGTGTAGATGTCGTACTCTTCGAGGTTCTGCTTGTCCCGATCGTTCTGGTTCCGCAGGTTGATCTTCTGGATCACCTCCTCGGAAAGAGCGGAACGGGCAACACTTTCCTTGAGCACGAGCTCGAGGAGGTTGCCCTCACGATCACGGACACAGACAAACTGATTGAGCGAGTAGACTTTCGGCGTCGGAACGCCCAAGTCCACGGCGGCGTTACCGGAGACCTGGAGATGCTGCAGGATTGCGTTCAGAGCTCGGCGGTGGCCGCGTGCTTCAATCTGGCGGTGGATCGTTGATTCGAGATTTGAGAGGGCTTGGAGGACTTCACCTGAGACATCCTCACCAATGGCCTGTCCCTCGGCTTCAAGCTTCTGTGCAACCTTCGGCTTGGGCTCGAGACGGAACGGGCGACGATTCGGGGGTAGCAGGGAAAGGGTGAGCTTGGATGCGAAACCGGAAACACCTTGAGCACCGAACGACTGCCACGGCTTGTAGAAAACGGTGGACTCGCTGGCTCCGTCCTTCGGGTAGAGTCGGGGAAGAGTGTACATCGACACGTCTTTCGCCCGCCGGAGGTAGGGCTCGCGTTTCTCAGCGAGCTTCTTGTATCGTTCGCAAGCAGTCACCCTCCCGAGGGAAGGCGTAACCATTTAGTAGTTGAGTCCCTTCGTGGCTCCGGGAAGGAGCAAGTCTTTGCGGAAAACCGCTATACCGTCTCCGGACCTTGGGTCTGCACGCCGCTTGGCGACGGAAGCCGGAACGGGCGATGTTTGCTCGGGGCCTCTAACGGGGGCCGGGGGAGGCGGGGCCGGGGCCGCGGTAGCGGCGGGGGCAGTAACTTTCGGAGCTTTGGGGAAGACACACATGAATCAGCCTCCAATGGGTTTGTCGAGCGGGGCGGATTCCTTGGCGTCGATCGCCTTATGCCACTGCTCAATACGGTTGATGAGATCTTGTCTCCCAGCCTCCATCCAAATCTCACGGTCGCTCTGATCGGCCTTGGGCGCTCGAAGAGGGAACGACTTCTTGAGATGGTCGAGCAGCGGCTTGGGGAT